GGTTATCGAAGTCGTACTGTGAAATCCGGTTGCGGATATAAGTCGGGATCTCGTACATCGCCCCATCGCCTACTGCCAGCTGGTAGAAGATCGGCGCGACAGCTTTCTGAGCTGCTGGCTGGCGCGAGAGCGTGTTACCCCGAAGGCGGTTCTGAGCGTGGTGGAAGTGGTGATCTAGTGCGTTCATTACTGCTTCCTTCTGTTTTGTGATTTGATAACCTAAAGATAGTGGATCAGTTATCTCTAGTCAACATCCATGCAAACTATTTTATAGTTTTATGAGTAATGATCCATGTAGTTCTGCGAGGTCAATTCCTTGAACTGCATGTATCGGCCAATCCACTGGCAGCGTATTCGGCCAGTCGGGCCATGCCGGTTCTTTTCGACCAGCAATTCTGCAATGCCTTTGTCGGGAGTATCCGGGTTATAGGCTTCATCCCTGTAAAGCATGATGACCAGATCGGCCTCCTGCTCTATCTCAGCGGCGTTTGAAAGATCACCCATGTTAGGTCTAGGGTCTGGCCGTTTGTCCACCTCTCTGTTGACCTGAGCCAGTGCTACGATGGGTATACCGAGCTCCTTCGCAAGATTCTTGAGCATCCCGACAACTTCGGCAGCTTCTTCTTTCGGTGACATGCCTCGCCGGCTGCCTTTTATTTTTTGCACGTAATCGACAAAAGCAATCTTGATCTCGTACCGGTGCGCCCATTCCCTGACCTGGCGGCAAAGCTGAATAATGTTTATGGCGGGCCTGTCATTGATCCATATTTTTTTGTTGATTAATCGCCTTGACGCCCTGCTCAGATCCTCGACAAACTCCCCGGACAAGTCAGCCTTGCGTATTCTTTGCGCATCGCACGACCCTTCAATGGATAGCATTCGCTTGCCTATCTGCTCGTGGCCTTGCTCAGCAGACACAATGCCCGCCGGAACATTGCAATTATTCGTCAGGTTAAGTAGGAGCGCGGTTTTTCCCATGGCCGGCCTGGCGCCAATGATGACAAGATCAGAGTCGTTAAAGCCGCCAGTCGCGTCGTTCAACTCCGGCAGCCCGGTATTAACACCCACCATTCCATCACGTGCAGACACTTCCTCGACCTGTCTCAGTCCAGCCTTAACGGCGTGTTCCATCGTCCATGAGTAATTGCGCCCGGTATTTTCAAGAGCCATTAACGCGGCGATTGCCTTGTCTGCGGACTCCGGGCTTTTAGATTCCTCAACGTCAATCAGCAGCGTGTTTGCAATGGTTCTGATTTCAGTCAGCCGATAGCTGCGTTTTATTTCATGGCAGTAGGTTTCAAACATGCCCGGCATTACGGCAGTCTCGGCCATGAGCTTGCCCATAAAATCGAACAGGTAGGCCGCATCCTTTTCGGGCAGCTTATTGTTCAGGTCAGTGCCAATGGTAATAAGATCAAACAACTCGCCTGAATCGCTCTTTTCGCGGATTGACTGGTAAATATCCTGGCAAGCCTGGCTCTGGAACTCAGATGCTGACAGCCCGCACTCTTTCGCTATGTGCGGCATTTTCAAAATCGCCGCAATCACTCCCTGCTCTGCTGCTACGCTCATAATTTACCCCTGCGGAAAATCTCTAATGGTTCTTTTTGCTTGTTGTCCACCAAATGATTGCTGGCTGTCGTTTGCCATCCACTCGGCAGAAAACCCCTTCCATCCCTTTTCGATAACTTTGCCTAGGCAGTCGTCAACTGAGAATCCTAGATCCCTTGCTTTGGATAGCTGCTTTCCAAATCGTGTGACAACGGTTTGCGATACTGGAGCCTTCAAGTTTTTCCTGAGCGCTTTCCAGTCTGCAAGGATCTGCTGATCTGGCGTTTCTGGCCATGTTGAATAGTCCAAAACAGAAGCCCGATTTTTGGGCAAATCTTTGTTCTTTTCATTCTTACATTCTTGTTTGTGTATCGTTTGGTGTTCGTTTGGTGTATCGCCTGCTGTCTCGTTTGGTGTATCGCCTGCTGTCTCGTTTGGTGTATCCGAATCCTGATAAATCCCGTAGTTACATATACTTGTGATCGAAGTGTAGTTGTCTTTTTGCTGTTCTATCATCTGTCTCGTTTTTAGCATTCCCAAGTATCTCCGGACTTTCGCCCGACTCCAGCCCCAGCGCTTTGACATCGTTAATTCTGACCACGCAAGCTGCCCCCTTTTGACGCCAATCTCAACGCCGCGAATCCAGACCGAAGCCGGCTTATGGTTAGCGTTTCCAATCATATCTATCCACGCTTGGCCCTTTGTAAATGGCTCGGATTTCCATAGCGCATTGTCGAACATGGACCTGTGCAACTTAATCCAGCCCCTATTCTCCATGACGACCTCACTTAGCCAGGTAGTTAGCCAGGGCCACGTAAGTGTCATAGGTAGGATTCAGCCGCGTACCGTTGGCCACAGCCATGACCGTGTGATAGTGGACGCCGCTACCCTCGGATACTTTCTTTAGGTTCCGGTCAGCCAGCGCGGCTCTGATTTCTTCTACAGTCAAAATTACGTTGTCTTTCATCTTAGTCGTTCCTAGTGTGATTTTGTGTTGACGATTGCTATATTACGCATTAGTATTGGTTAGGTCAATTATCTACGAGGCGGAAAACATGAGAACTAAAAAAAGCATAAATTACGGGAACATGGTTCTTTCAAGGATGAAGGCTGAACTGGCAGGATCTAATGACGAAAAGCTGGCGGCTATTGTCGGCCGCGTTGTAGAAGATCATCAGATAGAGATTGCGGAGCTGAAAAAAGAAATTAAAGCCATGCGAGAAAGCGCCAATGGCGAGAAGGCTTAAAAATGGAATACGAAAACTTCATAAGAAATAAATCATTCCGGCATGTAGACGCCGGATTTTCTTGCCCCGAAGTGTTGCCATACCCGCTTTTTGACTACCAAGAGCCATTGGTTAGATGGGCATGTAAGCGCGGCAAGGCGGCACTGTTTGCAGATACGGGCCTTGGAAAAACCATCATGCAGCTGGCATGGGCAGACCAAGTGGCAAAGCATACCGGCGGGCCTGTCATTATCCTGGCACCTCTTGCGGTGTCATTGCAGACTATCGACGAAGGAAAGAAATACGGAATACACGTCGAGAAGGCCAATCCCGGCGCGGCGTTTTTTGGCCCTAACATCGTTATTACCAACTATGAGCAAATCCACAAATTTGATCCCGACGTGTTTCAGGGAATTGTTATAGACGAATCCAGCATCTTAAAAGGAATGCAGGGAAAGCGCCGGCAAGAGATCACAGACTTCGGGGTGTCCATTAAGTACCGGCTAAGCTGCACAGCAACGCCCAGTCCCAACGATTTCATGGAGCTTGGCACACAGGCTGAATTTTTGGGCATCATGTCTCAGATTGAAATGCTGGCTATGTTCTTTATTCATGATGGCGGAGACGTGTCTAAGTGGCGGCTAAAGGGTCACGGACAGCGCCGGTTTTTTGAGTGGATGGCAACGTGGGCAGCGGTTATCAGAAGCCCGACTGATCTTGGCTTTGATGGTTCGCGCCACGTTCTGCCGAAACTTCATCACCATTCGCACGTTGTCGAGACTACGCCAAAGGATGCGTTGTTTGTTGAGCCGGCTCAGGGCTTGCAGGACCGCAACAAGGCCCGCAAAGAGTCAATAGATGCTCGTGTAGCCGTAGCGGCGGACCTAGCAAACAGCATGGAAGGCCAAGTATTAATCTGGTGCAACTTGAACGATGAATCAGATCGTCTTAAAAAATCCATTGATGGTGCGGTTGAGGTTAAAGGCAGCGATAAGCCAGACCATAAAGCAGATTCGCTCGTTGGGTTTGCTAGAAGTGATGTTCGGATTCTGGTTAGCAAACCAAAGATTGCCGGGTTCGGTATGAACTTTCAAAACTGTCACCAGATGATCTTTGTGGGCCTTTCCGATTCGTGGGAGTCGTATTACCAGGCTATACGCCGATGCTGGCGGTTTGGTCAATTGAATGAAGTTCACGTCCACGTCGTAAGCGCAGACACAGAAGGCGCAGTTATTGAGAACATCAAGAAGAAAGACAAAAACAACCAGGAGCTAGGCGCATCAATGGTTAGTCATATGAAGACCATGATGGACAAAGAGATATTCAGCGCCGCTACCGAAAAAACAGAATACGTAGCAAATACACAGATGGGGATTCCAGAATGGCTAATGTAATAGATCAAGTAATGAGCGAAAACTACGCCGTCTACCACGCGGATACCGTAGAAATGGCCTCAGGTTTACCGGATAACTCAGTGCACTTTTCAATATTCAGCCCGCCGTTTGAGTCGTTATACACCTACAGCAACAGCGACCGGGATATGGGAAACAGCAAAGACAGCGGGGAGTTCTGGCAGCAGTATCTATACCTGATTTACGAGCAATTCCGAGTGATGAAGCCGGGGCGTATCGTTGCTATTCACTGCATGAACTTGCCAACCAGCAAGCAGAACGATGGCTTTATCGGCATCCGTGACTTTCGCGGCGAGATCATCCGTGAGTACCAGAACGCAGGTTTTATCTACCATTCCGAAGTCGTTATCTGGAAAGATCCCGTAGTGGCCATGCAGCGCACAAAAGCACTGGGATTGCTGCACAAGACAATAAAGAAAGACAGCGCCATGAGCCGCATGGGTATTCCTGACAGCATGGTCATGATGCGCAAGCCCGGTGCTAACTCTGAGCCTGTTAGTGGTGCGTTTAAATACTATGTTGGCACCGAGCCTGCGCCCGGATTTAAGCGTTATGTGTGGAACGACAAGCGCGAAGGCTGGACGGTTCAGGATGACAGCCATAACACCAGCGTCGATGTATGGCAGCGCTATGCCAGCCCGATATGGTCTGACATAAACCAGACCGATACGCTGAACTTTCGAGAAGGCCGGGACAGCGACGACGAGCGTCACATATGCCCGTTGCAGCTTGGCGTTATACAGAGATGTTTGCAGCTTTGGAGCAACCCAGGAGAGATCGTCTGGAGCCCATTCATGGGCATTGGTAGCGAAGGTTATATGTCACTAAAAGCAGGCCGGAAGTTTATCGGCGCAGAGCTAAAAGAATCCTATTTCAATCTGGCGCTGCGCAATCTTGAGGCTGCCAAAGAATCACAATACGATCTATTTTAAGGGCTACCATGAAAATCATAATCGAAAAATCAGACATCAGCGCAACCATGAAGCGTGCGGCAAAAGTCGCGCCACAAAAAAGCACCATGCCCATATTCACACACGTCGCATTAGACTTTGACGGCGAACTGCTAACGATCACCGCCAACGACGGCGTGCGCACGTATTCAGAATCGGTACCGGCTACCGGCGATCCGGGCAAGTGTACTATTGAGGCTCAAAAGCTGGCGCGAGCCGTTGCCGGCATGAAGTCCGGGCCGATTGAGATTACCGAAGGCCAGATCAAACAGGGCCGCAGCAAGCTGAAACTTGAGTCTATGCCGTTCGATAATTTTCCTCAGCCAAATTACGAGGACGCGACAGCTACCACGCTAACCTCTGGGCAGTTGGCGGAAGCGATTGCCGTAGTGTCACACGCAATGGCACAGAAAGACGTGCGACCATACCTCAACGGAATCCATTTAACGGAAGGCTTTGCAGTCGCCACAGACGGCCACAGGCTGGCATTCTGGGAAATAGACTACAATGGGCCGGATGTTATAATACCGTCTGACAGCGTGCGCCAGATGCCCGTTATGGACGGGATAGTATCGGTGTCTGACAGCCAGATGACAATTAACGGAAATGGCGCTAGGTTTAGCACCAGCCTGCAATCGGGCAAGTATCCAGACTGGCGTAGAGTTGTTCAGAAAGAGTTTGGCGCAACCGCTACCTTAGCCGCAGATGATTTTATTGCCGCGCTAAAAACAGCGCAGCTTGGCCGTGAGAATGGCCGGTTTGAATTTACGAGTGATACGCTATCGGTTGTAAACGATAATGCCGAGGCCGCGTGTGATGTTCAGTGTGATAAAGAGATCACAACCGGGTTCAATTACCAGTACGTTATTGATGCAGTCATGGCAAGCGGTTTGCCTGATGTTGAAATACAGATTAACCAGGCAAAATCCAGTCTGATTAATGGGAATTTTGTTCTTACGCCGGTTAGAATCTAAAATAAAAGGAGTATGTCGCTATGAACAACCACATCGAGCTTGATCCCATGGGGGTGGAGGTATGAACCTACCCAGCAGCATCAAAAACCTTGGCCGAGTTCTGAGAGCCATGCACGGCGCCGGCCCCATGACAGCCGGAGCTATTCGCCGCAAAGCCAATATGCACCCGGACACCGAAATCACCGCACGAATCCGCGACATCCGAAAGCTGGGCTGCATCGTGGCTTGCTACAACATCCCCCAGGGCAATTCAATGGCCGTGCCTTGCATGAAGTGGATAGGCGAGCGCATCCAGGCAGTGCAGGAAATAACAGAGGCTCAAGCCTAATGAGCGAGGTAGCAGAACACTGGCTTCACGGACTGCGAGCACTGGTCAAAGACTTTGCCGAAGCAAAAGCCCAACGTGTGTACCTAGAGCACTACCGCAAAAGCAAGAAAGCCATACTGATGGCAGAGGCCGAAAGTATTGATCCGATGAAATACAAATCTGCGGCCAGTCAAGAGGTATACGCATACAGGCATGATGAGTACATTGATCTGCTGGAAGGGCTGAGGGCTGCAACCGAGACAGAGGAGTACAGGCGTTGGCAGCTCAAAAGCAGGGAGATGCGTTTCGAGGAGTGGCGCACAGAGCAGGCCACGCAGCGGCAAGAGCAAAAACGATACGGAAATTAACTGAGAGGTAATTATTATGGAAGGTTGTGAGTGGGGAAGTGTTGACTATCACAAAAGACATTTCACAAAAGTTGAGCCAAAAAGCCGCCGGAAGTGTGGTTGCTGCAATAGAAGATCTACGCACATTGGCATGGCAAACAATATTGCGTTTGTGAGTGGCTGCGAGATGAGCATTCGCCGATGGGTCAGGGCCGGGAAAGGCACAGCCTGATGCGCAAATGCCGACACTGCAAGACAGAGCTGCCAAAGGTTAGCGAGAGTACGCCGATACAGGCAAAAGGCTATTGCAGCTTTGACCATGCAGCCGAATATGGGCTGATTAAGGCCAAAGCGTCTATTGGCAAGAAGAAAAGGCAGGAGGTCCGTCAGGCAAAGGAAAAGGTTAAGACCAAGAGCGCACATGCAAAGGATACGCAGACAGCGTTTAACGCATACGTACGTACACGGGATGCTGACCTGCCTTGTGTGTCTTGCGGCAGGCACCACAAAGGGCAGTATCACGCCGGGCACTATCGCACGGTAGGGTCACACCCTGAATTGCGGTTTGATGAGAATAATTGTCACAAACAATGCGCCCCTTGTAACAACCACAAATCTGGCGACGTGGTTAACTACCGCATAAACCTGGCCGGCAGGATTGGCGCAGAAAACCTGGCATGGCTAGAGGGACCGCACGAAGCCAAGAAATACACGGTTGACGACCTGAAGGCGATGACAAAATATTACCGTGCGAAACTTAGAGAAATTGCAAAATGAATGG